AGTAGCTCTGGAAATCAAAAAGTTGAAACACCTAACGGAGAGGCGTTTCTTGGACTAAATTTATATAGGAAGTAGTAAAATGAGCAAAATTAACGATTATGCTAAGTTTGTAGACACTACAACAAGTAGGGAGTCTAAAGACTTTATGGCATTTATAAATAGCACAAGTAAGCTAGATGTTCAAGATAATATGAACTTGCCGAGAGTAATGACAAGCGCAATCGGTATGCTTGCTGAGAGTGGAGAGTTTACTGAAGTATTAAAGAAAATGGTATTTCAAGGTAAAGAGTTCACAGAAGAAAATCGCTTTCATATGAAACGAGAATTGGGCGACATACTTTGGTATTGGATTCAGGGTTGTATAGCACTAGGTTATACTCCTGACGAGGTAATGGACGAGAATATTAAAAAACTTGAAGCTAGATATCCAAATGGCTTTGAGGTAGCACGAAGTGAAAAGCGTGAAGTAGGAGATATATAGTATGGAGTTGATAAACGACATAATTTTATTCCCTTACACTATGTTTAACTATATGTTCAGTTTAGCGGTGTGGTTATTTTTAATCATGTATACGCTAAACTGGGTTAATGAGAACAATGGCAGCGACTGGATTCAGTATAAATTCAATAGGTTTATGGACACCTGCCATGACTTCTTCTTAAAGTTTAAATTTTGGGGTAAGAAATAATGGGACAGTATGCTGAAAGAGTTGAAAGACAACGAAAGCTACTGAAAGCAGAAAAGTGGGCAAATACGCCTAAAAGTCTTCATGCACATAGTATGAATTCTATGTGGTATGATGATAGACCACAAGACACTAAAAATAGTGGAGTGATGGACATACAATACAATGGTGGCTGGATAGACAGACACAAGAACGGAAGTATAATACATACTTTTGGTAAGAAATTAAATCAAAAAGAGCTGTTAGACGCTTATACTAGGGCGATGGCAGATGAAAGATAGTAGAAGTAGATTAGAAAGAATGACTGATGACTACGAAGATGCGTATGCTGAGTATGGTAAAGACGAAGCTGTGCATGTATGTAGTGAGAAGTGGGGATTAAGTATCTACAGAACACTAAAAGAAATAGAAAAAATAGAGGAGGCAACATGGCTGTAAACTATACACCAGAGATGGTGGACACAATGAAAAGCAGATATACTGCTAATCCCAGCAGGGAAACAGTAGAAGTACTGTCAAAAGAACTAAATAAAAGTATAAAGTCTATCATTGGAAAACTCAGTAGAGAAGGGGTTTATCAAAAGACTGAATATTTAACAAAAACTGGTGAGAAACCAGTAACAAAGCGAGAGTTAGTAGAAAAAGTTAGTGAGATACTAGGAGTAGAATATCAAGCCCTAGCGGGGTTAGAGAAATCTCCAAAATCCGCATTGAAACTACTAGAAGAAACTCTAATAATTAACCTACGACCTGAGGAATTTAAATGAGAATATGCAAGTTAACATACAAAGGAAAACCAACATACGCTGAAGTATTGGGATTATCTGATACCCCAACGGGTGTGAAAGCAAGATTGAGATTTGCTGATAACACTCGGGACTTGGTATCTACGACTCAAATCCGTATGTTGCAAGATAAAGACCTTGAAAAGCTAGGAGTAGGAAAACTAAAAAGAAAATTATGGGGAAGCTAAGGGACAATTAAAAAGAATTAACTCCTCTCTCGTATAAATTACCTCACTTTATGTGGGGTTTTTTATTACCAATTTTTTACGAATTGGACGAAGTTAAGAGAATTTTATGCGAAGTTGTAGTAATTTAGTTAGAAGTAGGGTTTTTAGCGGTTTAGAATGGGTTCTCTTTAGCGATATTCAATTTTCTTGATTGAAAGTGGTTAACACATTTACTCTCTTATCTTCTCGAGAATTAGTGAGTAATGAATATCGCATCTCCCCCGCTGTCGCTCCTCCGATGCTCTTGATTATCTATTCTCAGATTCGAGAGTGGAGAGAGGTTGGTGATTTGTTTAGATTGCATTTCTAAATTTATGTATATATTTTACCATACTTTTTAAAATTTTGCAAGATTTGTTTTTCGTAGGGGTGTAAGTGGCTGGGTTGCAGTAAGATTTTGGTACGAAAAAATAAATAATTTTTTGAAGAACCGATGTTTTTTAACGAGATATAGAAGTCTGTCGTGCCAATATGACCTATGGTCTATATCCAATTCTTAGGTCTACGCTTCAAATGTCTGGTTTCTTCCCTCGTAATTTTTTGTTGTCTTTTAACCGCGGCTGCTTTTAGACGCTTTCTTTTCTGATTAGGTTTTTCGTAATATTCTCTTTTTCTTACCTCTTGGACAATGCCTGCATTCATACACTTTTTACGGAAAATCCTGAGTGCTCTTTCAAAAGGCATATTCTTAGAGTTAACGCTTGGCATCTGTTATCCTGTTAAATGTGTAGCCTTTCTTTCTCATATAGTGCACTTTTGACCGAATTGATTGCGCAGTACGACCTAGTTGTCCAGCAACTATGCTCATTGGAACTTTGTTATAGTTCTCGCGTAAATATTTTAATTCTTCCTCAGTCCAAGTTCTCATATTTATATTATACATAATTTCACATTGATTGTCAAGAACTATTTTTGTTGTGTTGTCAATATTTCTTGACTTCGCGCTTAAATAGTAGTATAATATATACTGAATGAAAAAATAAAAGGAGAAAACAGCGTGATAATACGAGGCAGTATGCAGTATAGCCCTAGTGGCAGAAAAAGAAAGACAAATGCTTGGAAAAGAACAAAAGCTAAAAAGAGTAGTAATCAAATGACCAAAACCTTCAAACCAGTTGAAAATGTTAGGAAAGAAATTCCTAGTATGAAAACGAGTAAATATTCGACGCCTGTTGATAATTCTTGGAAGGTAGAAGAAAGTAAGAAATTCACCGTAGCACCTGCATATAACAAGGGTGCTTATCAGGTTATACCACCTTCAGACATAAAACACATAGGAAAATAACATGGAATTATTCGGATTTAATGAATACCAATGGCTTGTGATAGCGATTGCATCGGGAGGTATCTTTTTCTCAGTTGGTAAACGAATTGGTATTTCAGATACACTCGACTATATGCGTAAACATGGGCATATAGACTTTGATGATTAAAAATAGTTCTTGACATGGAGTTCAGAATTTGGTATAATAACGAAGTAAGTGAAAAATTCGCTTATATAATTAACCGCGTACCGAAAGGGCGCAAAGTGTGACCGAAAGGCACTACAGGAGAAAATACTATGGTAGCACAACAACTACATAGAGAAATACTTAAAAACTTTTGGCTAGGACATAATCCAGCTTGGTTTGACCAAATGGATAACAACTACCCAAGATATAATATAGTGGAGGGCAAAAGTGGATTTAAACTCGAAATCGCTGTGCCCGGTTGGAGTAAAAAACAACTATCCGTAATTCAAAAAGATAATGAATTGCGAATAAAAGGCGTTAAAGACAGCGAAGGAGGTGATAATTATCTTCATCGAGGACTAAGCGGAAAGTCATTCGACAAAACCTTTGTCCTTAATTCCGACCTTAAAGTAGGCACCATCAAATTAAAAGATGGTATGCTCACAGTCAATATCACGAGAGACAAAAGTAAAGAAGTCGAGTTCGAGATAGACTAAGAATAGCGGGGGTGCAACCCACCCCCTCTTTCCCTCCACAGAGGAAAAAATATGCAAACATCAAAAACAGGAATAGATTTAATAAAGCACTTTGAAGGGTGCGAGTTATATGCTTACAAATGCCCAGCTGGTGTTTGGACAATAGGCTATGGACACACAAAAGGTGTTGAGCCAGGTATGCAAATAACTGACGAAGACGCTCATAATATGCTAGTAGAAGAATTAGTAGAGTATGAAAGTTATATAAATAAATTAGTCACAGTAGGCTTAAACCAAAACCAATTTGATGCAATGGTGTCATGGGTTTATAATTTAGGTAGTGCTAACTTACAAGCGAGTACTCTTTTGAAAGTATTAAATGCAGGACAGTATGGAGAAGTTCCAGCCCAAATGCTTAGATGGAATAAAGCAGGGGGCAAAGTGCTTGAAGGTCTAACAAGACGCAGACAAGCAGAGGCAGATTTGTTTGCCGCATGAAAGCCTTCTTTCAGCAACTTAATTACTACTTGGCTAAAGTATATATGCCCATATGGAAAGCGATAGTATGGCTTTACGAATGGATATATTATAAACTATTTCCGAGATATAAGTTGACTGTTAGTTATAATGCGATATTCGGAGATGCGGACGACAAAGATTATATAGTAGCTAAGTTTCACAAAAAACAGGAAAAATTCCTGAAGTTTGTAACTGACGATGGCGAATTAGTAGAAATTCGAGGAGCAGAAGGACTTAACTATAGGATAGAAGAATTATGAATCAATTTTTAATAGGACTTATTTTAGTGCTAGGATTAGGTGGATATTTTCTTTACCAAGAGAATATTACTTTAAAAGCCAATAACCTAGCTTTAGAGGGCGCAATTGCAGTTCAAGAAGAAGCAATGGAAACAATGAAGCAAGACTTCACCCTACAAACCGAGCAGTTAAATGCAATGACAATGAAAAGTCAAGCTGCTCAAAGAGAATTAAATCGTTATACTCAGTTTATACAAAACTATGAGTTAACAGCAAAGATACTGGCAGACCCAGTAGAAATGCAGAGGAAAATAAATAATGGTACAAAACACATCATGGAAGACATTGAGAAGCTCAGCGATACTGTTGACAATCTTGATGATGGGCTCCAGCTGCAGCCTAATTCCAACTAAACAAATAGAAGTGACAGCCAAACCAATGGAGAGAACTATTGTTCAACCCATTATGCCGCGTGAAATATCTTTAAAAGACGTGAAATGGCTGACAGTAACCCCAGATAACTGGGAAGAACAGCTAGCCATTATAGAAGCCCAAGAGGGAGAGTTAGTATTTTTAGCATTATCCATACCAGATTATGAGTTAATGGCATATAATATGCAAGAATTAAAAAGATACATTACAGAACTCAAAGATGTAGTAGTTTACTACAGAGAAGTTACGACCAATGATAAAACAAATACCGATTAAGAATGTTAAAATACTCTCCAGATTAGATAAATTTGCAGAGGAACTAAGGCGTATGCCCCACTCATTTAGGGCAATGCCAAAAGCTGACTTAACTTTTAAAAAGTTAAAAGAACACATGGCAGATGCGGATTTTGTAGGATATCCTAAGTCGCACAACTACCAAGATTATAGTGGTCAAGTTGCTAAATTACTACCTGGCCAGCAAGTAAGAAGATTAAGAACGGAGAAGCATTGGTTTCTTCAGTTATTTAAAGCAGGTATGGACGAAGAACTATACCAAAGAAATGGCCAGTGGTATTTCGATACAGTAACAGTTATGCCTCCTCGTTGGGGACATACAGGCTGGCATAATTGTAAGAATAAACCAAGAAGATTTATTAGATTTATTCATAATGAAGGAAGTGGTTATTCTATTATGGTGAATGGCAAAAAGCAAGTAACCATTAAAGACCAGCGTAGGGTTCATGGCGCAGGTTGTTGGACTTGTATTGAAGGAGTTCACCCAGCTGACGGAAGTGCTTGGTTTGCTGATACAAACACAGGTGCTAGTCCTAGAACAGTAATTGACATGAGCCTACCAGAACGCTATCAAGAAGATATTGATGGTGCAATAAAACTTATAACCACTTACTAATGAATGAATTACAAACCATTTAATGAACTTGCAGATATTGCATTAAAATACATGAATCCAGCTAATGACTGGAGATTTATTCACGCCGACACATATATGTTCTACAACATATCTAATCAATCCACCTATAACAACAGTATTCCAGCATGGAAACACTATCAACAAGTATTATTTAAAGAAATTAGACTACAAATAAACAAACCTGAAGCTCTAATTAGTAATCTTATGTTGGTTAAATGCACCCCATATACAGTAGTTCACCCACTCCCTACAGATTCAGGACTTATAACATTAAAGTCTAATAAAATGTACGCGGCTATTAGAAACGAAAAAAGTAGAAAAAACAGTTATAGACAAATGTATTTACATTCTCCAAACTTATTTAAGTGGGGAGATACAGAGAGCTTTGGATTTTATGTTAATGAACAAGAAAAACCTATATATCCAGGCGGAAGAATACTACAACTTTATCCAAAAGATGGAAGCCTATTTTGGTATTACAAAATAGATGCGGCGTACACTAGAAGGGCGGAACCAATAGTATGAAAATACATAAACATACAGCGTTAAAAGAGTGGGATAAAGAGCCTATAAAAATATTTGTAGGAACTTCAGAAACAGAAGATAAATGGATAGAAAGAATACTAGCATACACATTACATAGTAATACGAATAGAAAACTAGAGATTACTTGGCTGCGACCTAGTATGTTTCCTGATTGGAATATAACTGGGTGGGGAACACCTTTTACTTGTTTCCGATACGCTATTCCTGAAATGTGCAACTTTGAAGGAAGAGCCATTTATATAGACTGCGACCAAATGAACTTTAGAGATATAGCACATCTTTGGGAAATAGACCTAGAGGGCGCAGCTTTTGGAATGGTTTGGGACACTTTAAACAAAAACCCAAAAGAGTTCGACGGAACTGAGTACGAAAGAGGCTGGTATAGTGATAGTGTAATTTTGATGGATTGTGAAAAAGCACAAGAATACCTTGACCCAATAGAAGATATAGCAGAATGTACTTGGGGGTATAAAAATATATTCCAACAAGTAATTCAAAGTCCTTACCAAGAGAAAGCAACTATGATAAAAAGATTAGATGCTAGATGGAACAGTTTTGATGGGTGCGTAACAGACGACCCTTGTGAACATAGAGGAAAGCAAAAACACTATGATATAGATGATATTTGGCAATTACATTTTACATCATTAAGTAGTCAACCTTGGCACCCCAAGTATTCTCCTCATGGGAAAGCTCCTTACGCAAGAGAAGATATATCCCAAAGATTATGGGAGATTGCTTATAAAGTTGCAGACATATGATGTTTGAGAAACTTACAGTACCATTACCACAAGAACTATTTGATATCTGTAATAATACTTTTAATACTCATATAGGAACAGAGGGTTTTACAGGAAAGGGGCTAGATCATGAGTTTAGAAAGACTGAATGTAGATATATACAGAGAGCTAAAAGACAGGGACAACCTCAACCGAGAGGTATACAACTCATGGAAGAGTTTATAAACGAACAAGGTTATAATCTTACCCCAGAGATACTGCAAATTGCTAGATATCATGTAGGGAACTTTTATAAGTGGCATACTGATGGAAGTGGGCGAGGATATAGAAAATTATCAATGTCTTGCTTACTTAATGACAGTAGTGAATTTGATGGTGGAGAGTTTCAAGTCCGAGCATTAGGACAAAAATCAGTAATCCCATTAGAGAAAAGAGAAGTTTTAGTATTTCAACCAGACTTAGAACACCAAGTTCTTCCTGTAATGAGAGGACAAAGAGATAGTTTAGTAGTATGGTTTCTAGAAAAGCCAGAGTTAAAAAATACCAAGTGGAGTAAAAGCTCCTATGAAGTTTAGAAAAATAAAGAAGTTTTTAGAAGATTGGGAACTAGAACAGCTCATTAGTAGTATTGGTAAAATTGATGAAGTAGAAGCACGACAAGAATGTACTGACTTCGTTATCCCTAAAACTGTAGAAGTAAAATTATTAAATTTAGTATTTCCTTCGAGAATATCATGTGCAATACAAATTTATAAGCCAGGAACGTATTTTAGTCCACATCGTGACCAACTTCGTTCTAAAATTAGAACACACAGTATGTCAATACTCTTGAATAATTCGTTTGAGGGTGGAGAGTTATACATTGAGGGCGACCCTGCAAGATTAGAAAAGGGTGACTGTGCGTTATTTTCGCCCGAAGATTTGCATTATGTAGAAGGAGTTTATGAAGGCAAGAGATTGGTCTTGTCAGCATGGGGAGTTAAATGAGGTTAGAAGAATTATTACCTATGTCATTAGAGCAGTTTAATGACGAATACAGACAGAAGAAGTTTTTAGTAGTAAAATCAAAAGATAATATATTTAAAGACTATTTTAGCTGGAGAGAAGCAGACGCTTATTTAAATTCTTATGGATTAAATGGTTGGGATAGATTCCCACAATGTCAAATAATAGATTACAAAACAGGTAAGAAGTATTGTCATAGAAAAGCACAATACAAATTACAAAAAGAAGATATATTTAAGAAGTGGAAAGAGGGCAGTACATTTGTTCTCTCATTGAGTGAGTTCCTGAATAGAAGATTATGGGAACAATGTCAACACTTCGAGGAGTTCTATGGTAGAGGCCAGGCAAATATCTATATGTCTAGTAAGAAAGACGCAAGATGTTTTCCAACCCATGCCGATACCACAGAAAATTTCCTGTTCCATGTAAGAGGCAAAGTTCGTTGGTATATCATGAATGAGTACGAACATGAATGTATTCCTCAAAAGGCAACAGTAAATAAACAGATAGACTTGAGTGAAGGAGATTTATTATATCTTCCTAGCAAGCTCTATCATAGGGTAGATACCCTAGGCCCAAGAATATCAATTTCTTTTCATTTCCATGCTCCTGAAAAACAAGGGCAGACTTGGAGAGAAGAATGGTTGGACTGGATTGGAGATATAAATGGCTGACGAGCGATTTAGTGGCGATATGTCACGAAACGAAGTTGAGATAGACCTTAATAAGTTTATGGAAATGGTCAAGGAAATAGGCGAACTTAAGCAGACTATCATGGAGTTGGAAAACGAAAAGGAACCAGATAATCCATATCAAAAGTGGATTTGGTTATCTAACATGATAGACTCTTGGCGTATATTCCCAAGAATGTTTTTATCAGTTTATATATTCTTACTTTACTATGCAACAATGTGGTTTATGGCATTGCCAGACCCATCACTAGAGCAATCAGGACTAATCTCTGTGATTGTAGGTGCAGGTGCTGCATGGTTTGGCTTATACGCTGGAACAGCGAAAGATAAGATAAACAGTAAGTAGTTATTAAACGAACTTAAAAATAGTTCTTGACACGACTTCAAATTTTATGTATAATATACATAATAGAAAAATTTAAGTATAAATGAAATAAATTATACTTTAAGCAGTTTGGAGCTACCTACAGGACAAGTGAACGGAAGACTGAGGAAAGAGCAACCTAATATATGTAAAAGCGTGTGAACGCTATAGAAGTAATTAACACAGCAAAATAGAAAATAGGTTAACGACTCGGTACAACGTACCTGCCCCATGAGGGATTGTAGGTAGCTCCTCTTTTTATGGAGAAGATTATGGCAGATGAGGTCATAAGAGAAAACATGGTAGAAGCAAGTGGTATACGAGCATACGAAATTGATGGTATGAAAGTGACCATGCCAGCAGATTGGGACGACGACCAAAAACAAAAATGGTTAGAGAAAGCGCGTGACGATATGCATTTGCGTAGAAATTTAAAGATGATTAGAAAAGGCGGTAAAGAAACTTTACTAGGTAGAGCATTTAGAAAACATGGAGATGACAATGCAGACTAGTATGGAGAATATTATCGGCGTACTGGACGATACAATGGACACAATGCACAAAAGTGAAGTGTTGAGGAATAATCTTATGCAGCAGCAGATAGAAATTGAAAAACAGATATCTGTGCTTGAAGGACAACTTCAACGACAAAAGGAGTATCTCGCCAAAATAGAAGGTGGGATTGATGTATTAGACGAACTATCTAAGAAATAGTCGTGATTTATATAATTGACGACTTCTATCCTAATCCTGACGAAGTCAGAGAGAAGGCGCTCTCGTTTGAGTATAAAAGAGGTGAGTCAAAAATTGATGGTAAGGTATTACACCCAGGCCATCGACATCTAACCGACAACTCCAATGATAGATGGGTATTAAAAAATAGACAATACCTAAAGAATCGTTGGGCTAGTATTGTAGGGACTCGCCCATGGTATTGGGAGAAAATGACAAGTAATTGTGCATTTAACTTAGGCTTTGATGATAGAGAAAATAGATTTAGCTGGGTACATTCTGATAATGCTATTCAGCGCAAACATCTAAAGAATATACGGATGTGGGCGTGTGTTATATATTTAACACCAAATCCACCACCAAAGACAGGTACTTTATTACTAGAGAATCCAAAAGGAAGTATCTATGATAATGAATACAAAGAGGGTGAAAAAGACAAGTATTATCCGCCTATTAGAAATTGCTATTGGGACAACCCTGTAGCCTTTAATCCTGAATGGAAAGTTCACGCAGTTGTAGGAAATCGTTATAACAGATGTGTTATGTATGACGCCCATATGCTCCATGCTCCAGAAGATGCGGGATTTGGAACAACAAAGGAAACAGGAAGATTAACACAGATAGGATTTTGGTTTAGTGAGCGAGTATAAATTTAATGAAGATGTAGCACTTGACGTTGTCAAGCGATACATAGATGAAACATATAGTAAACATTACGCTAGTGGAAAGATTCAGGCAACTGAGTTCATTTTCGATAGTGAACATGGAGAAGGTTTTTGTATTGGGAATATAATGAAATACGCCCAAAGATATGGAAAGAAAGAAGGCAAGAACCCTGCGGATTTATTAAAGATTATTCACTACGCCATTATGTTGTATGGCAAAGACCATACACTCCTTTTAGACGGAGAAGATTATGGCAGTAAGTAGAGGGGTAAAAGCCAAAGCCCATGAGAAACTAGATGGTGCAAATGTACAAAAAGTAATAAACTTACTTGGTACAGACGAGCCTATAACAAAGAAAGAGGCTTGCGAGATTCTGAATATAAGGTATAACACGACCAGACTTCAGAGAATAATAGATGAACATACTGAGGTTTGGGAGTACAAAGAAAAACGTAAAAACCAAAACAAAGGTAAAGGGGCAACCCGAGACGAAATAAAAACAGTTATAGAGTACTATCTTGATGGAGATAATGTCTCAGAGATAGCTACTAGGACATATCGTTCTAACGCATTTGTAAAAGCAATAATAGAGAGAACAGGAATTCCACAGAAACTTTCTAAGGAAGAACACTCTAAATGTTATAGACACAAATTTCAAATGCTACCAGAAGAGTGTGTTTCTGATAGTTTTCAGGAAGGTGAGAAAGTATGGTCTGTAAAAGACAATGCTATGGCCTTAATTAAAAGAGAACAAACTGTTGAGTATATGAACTCAATGCCAGGTTATATGAAACCTGTAGTAAATTACGAAGAAAAGTATGGTGCAAAAGGATATTCTTTATATGTCCTAACCCCATGTGACCTTAGTAACTCACTATTTCCTTGGATGGACGGCAATAAAGTTGGATATCACTCCTTTGCGTTGGCTTACGATATAGGAAGTCTTAAGCACTTGGAGCAATATGGAGTCAACATATAATTTATTACTCGCGGCATGGTTATCCACATGGTTAATTTGCCAATGGAGAGTATTTATACCTAGTATGTTAATATTAGGGAAAATGGATAGGAACCACATATCATATAGATATTGGCCAGCTACATGGCTAATTTTTGCTGTGTTGAGTTTTATAACAACCCCAATTATGTTATTTACTGTATTTTCAGATTACTATAGAGATAGGTTTATAAAAATATATGTTAATAGCATAATACACATAAATAGCGAATGAGAACACTAATAAAAGAAGCTCTGAAGAAAAAATATGAAGGCGTGATAGCAGAGTGTCATGCAAATATAGAAATATATATGCGAAATTCCGTAGGAATTGGCGAACACCCTGATATCATTTTGGCAATAGACCAACAATTAGCATTGATGGTCGAGGCAAGAGATAAACTTGCTGAATTAGACACATTTAAATGAGTAAACACAGCATTGCAGAATGTACAAAAAAGTTAGTTGTTTTATTAGACAAACTAAATAATATAAATGAAAGCGACCCTATGTATAGACATAAGGTAGCAGACGCTAAAATGTTAGCACAGGAGTTAAGTCGTGAATCAGACTTTTTGCATAGATATAAATGATGCAAAAATAGCAGTAGTTCGGAATCCATATGAAAGGATTATTTCTTTATATAGAGGAAGCTGGAATTGGATAGGAATTTTAGATTGGGTACAAAAGTACCAATTAAAGCCACAATGCGAGTTATATAAAGACTATGACTATGTAATATGTCTAGAATCATGGGAAGACGATTGTAATGTGTTAGGAATTACCCCTGACAAAAATAGCATGGAAATGCTTAAGAAAAAATATTCAGAGGACTATAGAAGGTGGTATGGGCGAACCCTACTAAAGATAGTAGCACCACTAGTAAAGCCAGATCTTGATACCTACGGGTACAGGTTTTAAAAAATAGTTCTTGACATCGCGTTTGTTTCTCTATATAATATAGTTATAAATTAAAAAAGAGAGAGGCATGAGCGATAGATTTTATCAACAGATGAGGGACGCAACAGGGTGGTGCCCTGGCATGCCAGAACATCTTAAAAAACAAAGGAGAAGAAAAGTGGCTTGGACAGATGAAGCAAAGGCTCAAGCAGTAGAGATGTATACTGCAGAAGAACCAACTCCAGAAAATAGTATGGAAGTTGTCAAAGAAATTGCTGCCGAATTAGGTGAGAGCCCAAATGGTGTCAGAATGATTTTGACAAGAGCTGGTGTCTATGTTAAGAAAACTCCTGCAACCAAATCCACTTCAAGTGGAGGTGGCGGTGGAGGCGGCAGAGTATCTGTTGCTGACGCTCAACAAGCAGTTAGAGATGCGATATCTGACGCTGGTAAGGAAGCAGATGATGCGATTATCAGTAAGTTAACAGGTAAAGCAGCTAATTACTTTGCAGGTATTATTAACGAACTAAACGGTTAACTACCCCTAAATCCGCTAGGTGCGTAAGTGCCTAGCGTATTTTTACGCCTTTAGTAATGACCTCAAAAGTTTAACCATTGGGTTCTTGGTAGAATACAATTTTAACCTAAAAGGAACTCATGAAGAAAGATGAATTTATTAAGCAAGTCAACAGAGCTGGCGATGCGATAATAACTTATCGAAGTCAGAACAGTCGTAGACTAAAGTACAACGTCTGTACGCTTGACTTTGACAATAAATATATACAATCAAAGAGAAATAGGGCAAAACCTAATGCTAGTCAAGTATTATTGTTTTGCTGGGATACCGATTCCTACAGGCTACTTACGCCTGCCAATGTGACTTCCATAGTTCCTTTATCAGCGATACTAAAAAATGATAGAGTTACATGAAGCCCCAGCTCTCTATGAGAAGTTAATACACTATAACGAAGATAGACACGAAAAAATCTATCTATCAATCAATACATTCAGAGATGTAGAATATCTCTCGATTAGAAAATACTATCAGGACTTTGACGAACAATGGAAGCCTTCAAAGGAAGGAGTAAGTATGCCGTTAGATTTTGATAACAGTAAAGCTTTATTCGAAGGACTAGTTGAGATACTATCTATTTCTGAAGTAAAAGGAATATTAGAAAACCATTTTAAAGAGATACTAGATGAAATTTATCAATAGATTTAAACGCCAAAAAGGAAGACAAATTCATTTCTTTGGCGATAGTCATATGCTAGGATATGAAGTTGACCATGACCGTGTTCTCGGTCGCAATACTTACAAAGAGAAAAAACAATGGATAGAAAAATATGGTTTGCATAAAGCCATACTTCTATGGAATCAGAAAATGGGAAGGGCAACAAAGATGTCCGTATATAATTACGTTCAACAACGCCAACCTGATAGTTATACTATGGTAGGATTTCCAGATTCAAAATTAACTGCCTGGCCCGCTATGATGTTTGATTATATGAACTTACGCATGATAGATGATTGGCATAAGGGGTTTTTAAATTCTGGTGACTTAGTAGCAATTGGTATATCAAGACCTACTAGAACTTACAAATTAGATGAATTAGGAAATTTTGATTATAGATTTGAAGATTTAGATGGAACCCATCAAATGATGACAGATGCGCAGTATGCAGCTGAGTGGTCTTTAAGTGCTAGAGCTATTATGGATTTCCTAGAAAACAGAAGTATAGATTATAAGTTTATTAGTCACTTTGATATATTTGATGATAGTGTAGAACACATACATAATATTACTTTTCCTAAAAATGCAGTATATACTCAATTATTTATGGACACTCATGCTGAAGTTATGGAAAAATCAGTTCCTAAACCATTTTATGAGTTTGGAGGAGAAAACGGGTTCTACCACAGAGATGTACAAGCACATAAAGAATATGCAGCATACCTCAAAAATTACTTGACATAGCCTCAAATTTTTAGTATAATATACTTATGAATATTTTTATACTTGACGAAGATTTAGATAAGTGTGCCGAGTATCATGTCGATAAACATATCGTCAAGATGCCACTCGAGGCAGGACAGATGCTGTGCACAGTACATTGGACACAAAAATATGCAGGATACATACCACACAGAAAACTCACATCAGAAGAATGGGCATCAGTTTCCATTCAAAAAAAGAATGACCCGAGGGATTTCCCTTACCTTCCTACTATGTACAATCACCCTTGTACCATCTGGGCTAGGAGTTCACAGTCAAACTATGACTGGCTCTACTG